TCACCGAATTGCGCCACGATGTCACTCACCGAAAGCCCTGCCTCCACCCCGGCTACAATGTCATCCAACTGCCCACCCATCAGCGCCATCAATCGTCGCACCGCCGAACGTTCCAACTTGAGTCGTGCCGCAAGACTGCCAAGCGTATCATCAGGGATAGCCTTCCCAGTCACCTCGAAAGCCGGCCGCGAACACGGCCTTCACCTCCTCATCGGTACTGGCTGCCTTCAACTGGCTCATGATGCTGGCGTGCATATCCTCCGGAATGTGCTCGCTCTCGAAGTTGTACAGCGCCGGTTCGCCCCGTTTCAGTTGCCGCCGGGATATCGATTCCCACCGCTTCAGGTCGGCTTTCATCTCGGTGCCGTTGCTGCTCTTGGTGGCTGCCATAATCGGCATCGGCATACCACTACCTTTGGCCAGCAATCCTACCAACGTTTCGCCAGTCAATCCATCTTCCAGCGGCTCCAGCCCCAGGTCGCCTCGGGCCTCGTCGACAGTTTTGACCTGCCAATAAGCTTTCCGCTCCTCTACCAGCATAGCTCGATCGGTGATACGAATGTCGTCAAACCGGCCCCGCAGATTGTCGGCATAATCGGGTATCAATATCTGAGCCGTGATCTCATCCTGCATCAGGGCGCACAACGGCCAGACGGCTTGTTCAATGAGCGAGGCCTTGGCAGCCTCGCTGTTGGCACGGGTCGCCTCCTTGGCCCAGAAGCCGGCCGGAACACCGAACACCCGATCGATCTCCTCCCTGGTGAATTCTCTGCCCTTCAGGAATTCCAGGTCCTTGTGCGTAATTGACATCGGCGTAACCGTCACGTCCCCGCCTCTGGCAATCATAAACCGGCGCTGCTTCTCTACCAGTTCATCCAGTATCTCTCGCCTAGCCCGGTCGTAGTCCGGCCCGGACATCTCTGACGGTAAGGTTATCAATGTCCGCAATGTCACATCATTCGTGAACGTGTCCCGGTTCCACTTGGCCGCCGCTATGTCCGTCTCCAATGCCATCCGGTAGGCGCTCAATGGTGACAGTCCCCGGTGGTACTCAAACGGGTTGGGCAACCGGAAGAAGACCACCTGCTCTGGCTCGAATACAATCGGCGTGCGCCCGTGTTTCGGTGTGTACGCATAGCCCCTGATGTACTCCCTGGCATCAGGTATGGGCTTCATCCTGCCAGCCGGAATGGGCCAGATTTCCGCCACCGTGCCGGTGTTATCGAATGCCTTGAGCCAGTAGGCCTCACCGTGTAATAGCAACCACCAGATGGTATACTGCTTGAGCCAGACGCCCGACATCGCCCTGTTGGGCCGGGCCATGAGCTGCTCAAAGTCATGATCGACAATCTCCGTCTCCTCCTCGCCTTCCCTAGCATAGACACCCAATTTCGTATTGCCTACCTCGTTGGCGATGGTTCTGATGTCGCTGTATACCCAGGAGGACGTGATCGCCAGCCGCTCGATCTGCCGCTGATTGTAGCCTTCCCAATGTACCTGCTCACCTACCGGCCCTTCGCCAGCGAAGACCGGTGGCAGTGGGTTGTTCTGCGCCTTCTGGTAACCCAGGCGGCTCAGCGTTCCTGTCAGCCAATTGTCGTAGAATGGCATTTGTTATCCCCACCCAAATTCCACGTCATGCCCCTCTGTTATCAGCGTTGACGCATACCGCAAGCAGTCGAGTCGATGGTATTTGCGTTTGTCCACGATCTCATCAGTCGCATTGCCCGACGAGTCCACTTTCCGGCGATAACCACCCAGCTCATCACGTAGCCCCGACAGCGTGCGGAAGACGCGGAACCTGTCTTGCTTGATGAGCGACATCACCCGATCTATGCCAGCCTCCACGCCAGAGACCGGTGGTTTGATGACCGATAGACCGGCCGCACCCCAATCCCGCCGTTCCTGCGACTCGCTTCCTGCACCACCGACGAAGCGCGTATCATCACCAATCGGATGTTCACGTATCCCATCCACGTGCTCCTGTGTCGTCTTGCCACCTTCTAGGCTCTCCCGATAGGCATACCAGATTTCGCTTTTTGGATCGGCGGCCAGTGACAGCGTTGCCGTGTTGGCTCCACCGAAGTCTATGCCCACGACGCGCTCCCAATCAGCCGGTATCGGAAACGGATCAACCAACATGTCATCAGTGAACGCACTGTAAATGAGACCAATCGGCCTGGCAAACTGGCCCAGATAGAACATCTGGAATCGCCAGTCCTGCATGGTACGTCTGGCCCGCTCAAACTCAGCCGGTGGGAATGCCGGATTGGCCGTGCTTTCGAATTGAATGACCTCGATGTCGGGGTCCCCGTCGGCCCAGGCATCATAGATCTCCGTTTTAAGCCAGCCCAGGTTATAGATCGTGGTCCCGGCACAAATGCGTCCCTGGTGAAGCGACAGCCGCCGGACAACAGCCTGCCAATCATCCAGTGTGAATTCATCCTGGCCCACCTCGTCCAGAATGGCCGCCTTGGCTGTGGCGCTTTCCAGCCCACCCTTCGTGGCCGCCGACCGGAGAATGATACGGGCCCACATGGGATCATCGGCCCGTTTGGCATCGAATTGACCGGTCGTGAAGTTCGTGATTTCGATGACCCGCTCACCGGCCCAATACCGGCCAATGCCGAGGACGTGCTCAAAGACGGTTCGCATCTCTGGTAGAAACTTGAGCTTGAACAGATCATAGGATGATGTGACTGCGATATAGTCCCCGGCTCCATACCGCTGAATCTCGCGATGAAGCCACCAGGGAAGGAAGCTGGTCTTGCCTCCCTGCGTCCCTGCCAGCATGAATACGAACCGGCGCTCACTGTCCCAGACCCGTGTTTGCCCTGGGTGGAAACGCAATCGCGCCTTTCGCTTGATCTCAGTGCTGGTGTCCTGGTCAACGACATCATACAGCCTCGCCATAGTCCTTCACGATCTCGATGGTTTCCATGACGATTGCCTTGCCGCCACTGGTCACATCTGTCCTGTTCGGCGCATTCAACCCCAACACCTCACACCGCTTATTGATGCACCATTGCACGCCGGACAGGTAACGAGGGTCGCCAGTGCCAGTCTCGCCCTGAATGGTCTTCTCGATCTGCTGGCCGTCAACCTTCTTGCTGGCTATCGTCTTGACGGGGTTCTTGGACTTCTCCCACGCCTCCCAGTATTCCCGCTCCAGATGGTCAACCCGTGCCAGCTCCCTGGCCTTGGCTTCGTCGATGTTGACGAGGGACGATTGCAGCCAGCGATTGCGAAGGGTACGCAGGTCATAACTAATCTGTGGCTGTGATACACCAAGGCGCTGCCCGATCTCCGCCTGCGTCACGCCCTGGAGATACATGGCTGAGATTGCGAGTAGGTCTTTCTCCCGTTCAAACTTGGTGCGCTTCGGAGCTGCCAGTATAATCTCCTTACTATAAACCAGCCCGTTCAGGTTGCAAATTCATATCTGCCAGTCGCTGCAATGATACCGCAGTGTACGCCGGGCTGATTTCGATGCCCCGTCCGAGACGGCCCAGGCGCTCGCAGGCGACAAGGGTGGTGCCAGAGCCGAGAAAGGGGTCGTAGACAATATCGCTGCTCTTGCTAGAGTTCCGCACCAATGCCTCCACCAACTCCACTGGCTTCATTGTTGGATGTTCTTCACTCACCTTCGGGCGCGGGATCTCAAATACCGAGTCCTGCGTTCTGTCATCCACGAAATAGTGCGCACCATCTGGCTTCCAGCCATACAAGATATTCTCGTGTCTGAAGTGATAATCTGCTCTGCTCAGCACAAGTTGATCTTTCACCCACACTAACTGCCACCGAAACTCAAAGCCGCTTTCAGTGAAAGCAGCAATAGCAGTCGGGAGCGGCGTGCCCGGCGGGCACGCCGCGTATATCACCCCGGCGGGCACGCTGCTCTGTGCAGCCAGTGTAAATGCCGCTCGAATAAACTCCTCCAGCTCGTCTGGGACAAGATCATCGTTCTCAATCGTGCGAACCCGATAACCCATCGGGTTCGCACTCTCCAGTTTGTCTCCATACTTCACACCGTATGGCGGGTCAGTCCACACCATCTCCACCTTCTCCCCATCCATCACCCGTTCCACAACCTCAGCATCGGTGCAATCGCCGCAGATTATCTTGTGAACACCGTCGCCCTTCTGGCTTGGAATCGCCCACAGGTCGCCAACCGAAACCGCCCACTTCTCCCGCAACTCCTCAGCCTTGTCAATCTGTGGTTCCGGCGCATCCTCACCAAGCAACCCGTCGGCGAAGCCGTCCAGCATCTCCTTCAGTTCATCCTCACCGAAGATGCCGTCCAGGTCAACGCCGTTCTCCAAGTCGGCTACAATCTGCTCAATGTTCCAGTCGGCCAGCTCGGCAGTTCTGTTATCAAAGTAGGCCAGGCGGCGTTTCTGTTCATCGGTCAGATTGCTCCGCTTGACGGCAATGATGGTCTCGCCGTCGGCTTCCACAACTTGTACGTTCTGAATACCCGCCTC